CGGCCTCTGCCCCCAAACGCAAGACTTCTACTGTGACGCCCGATGGCAGTAACAATCGACGCAACAGCGGGCGGCGCAAACGCCAACAGCTACATGACGCTGGCGCAAGCTGACGCCTACGTCGAGGCGATGATCAGCAGCACCGATGTTTCCAAGTGGAGCACGGGCACTGACGACGGACGCAATCGCGCACTCGCGGCAGCAGCGCAACGGCTAGATCGAGAAAGGTTTTTAGGAGCAAGGGCAACCGACACGCAAGCTTTGCAATGGCCGCGAACTGGCGTCAGAAAGCCCGACACATATGTTAACACTTATTCGACCGGGTTTCCTTTTCGTATCTCGGACGATTACTTCACCGATACGGAGATTCCTGACCAGATCAAGCGTGCTCAGATTGAGCTTGCTGTCTACCTGCACAACAACACTGACGGCATCAGTCTCAGCGGCTTGAACGATTTCAAGAACGTTCAGATCGGTAGCCTGAATGTCACGCCAGACAAGACAGGAGCTGTCGGTGCAGATCATGTGCCGCCGATGTTTGAAAGGTACTTGACGGGTCTTAGAATTAGCGGGCCGGGCAACGTTTCTATCCGCAGGAGCTGATCATGTACAAGGATTACGGCGCTGGAGCCGAGGTGATCACCGACACTGCTGCCCACACCGGCCGCTTCTGCGCGATCTACTTCAAAGAAGCAACCACTATCGACGCAATCACGGCAGAGAACTACACGGGCAACAGCCTGGCCAGTGAAGCCTTTCCCGCCGACTCCTTTATTTATGGAGTATTCACCAGCATCCAGCTTTCAAGCGGTGCTTGTCTTGCTTATCGAGTCTGATGGCACTTGCTGACTCGTTAGCGAAGGTTGCGGCAAAGGTCATTGAGAAGTTCGGCGGTGATGTGACGGTGCGTTTTGTCACTGCTGGGTCTTACAACACGACCACGGGCGTCATCAGCCAAAGCAACTCCGACACGGACGTGAAAGGCGTGCTGGAGGATGTTCAGCTTCGTGAGGTCAACGAACTAATTCAAGCTGGTGACAAGCGGCTTACCGTCGCGGCCGATGACTTTGCGACGGCACCTGAGACCAAGGACGTGGTGCTGATTAACAGCGTTGTGCATCAGATTATCGCTGTGCAGACGACTGAAAACGACAACACGGCGATCACCCATGAGCTGATCTTGAGGGCCTGATCATGCCGCGTGAGATCCGGGTTGATCAGATTGGTGGGTTGCTCAAAAAACAAGTGGGCCAACTTGTTAAGGCCACCACATTCGAGTGGGAGGCCCGTGTGAAGCTAGAGACGCCTGTTGGGGAAACGGGCAATTTGCGAAACGGCTGGCGCAGCGATTTAAAAGGCTTTTCAGGCACTGTTGAGAATCGCGTGGAATATGCGGAACCTGTTTGCTATGGCACCAGTCTGCCGCCTAGTTGGAAAGGTGAATACAAAACCAGGCAAGGCACAGTTCCTGGTTTCCCTGATCGCATCGCCAAAGAGCTTGAGCCTTGGATTAAGGCCGAGTATGAAAGGATCAAACGGCAAGGCTGATGGCTGCTGCAGACCTAAACACCATCCGATCGACCATTGAAGGGCGATTGACAACAGAAATGGCTAAGGCACCCCCAACGCCTGTCGTATTTCACAATATGGCCTATAAGCCAACTCCAAATTCGTCGTGGGTGCAGTGCCTAACGTCATTTGGCGCTGGCGAATATCTTGGCCACGGTCAAACCACAGGGTCTCAAAACAGAATTGTTGGTCTTGTGCTAATCAACATTTTCACGCCGCAAGGCGTTGGACCTGGCGAAAATTATGTGCTTGGTAAGCGTGTCCGTGACCTTTACAATAGGGTGATCGTGTCGGGGGTTTTCTTCGACGCAGCAACAGGTCCAGAGGTACTGGCTTCACCAGCTCCCGAGGGCTATTTTCAAACTCAGGTCCGTGTGACCTTTGAATCCATCGAGGAACTCTGACCATGGCCATCCTTCGCGGAGAAGAAGGCTCAGTTGAATTTGAAACTGGCAGCGGCAGCCTTGCTGTTGTTGTCGGTACTCGCAGCTGGAGCCTGTCAATCACCAAAGAAACGCTGGACGTTACCGATCACGGCGACACCTTTCGGTCGTTTGTTGGCAGCCTGATTAGCGGCTCTGGCACGATTGAGCTGGTCTTCAACGAGGGCGAAGCCACTCAGAAGACTTTCTTCGATGATGTGCTGAAGACTGCTGATGCGGTTGACGCAACGTTTGAGCTGTTCCGCACTGGCAACACCAACGATGCTGACTCGTTTACTTTTGCGGGTATCATCACTGACGCGGAAATCACTTCGACCGTTGGCGAGCTTGTGATTGTCAGCTGTAACTTCGTGACCAGTGGCACGATTACATCTAACGCTTGATGCAGGGCTATAGTTTGGGCGATAAATGTGTCGCCTAAATGCCTGCTCAATCTCGAACTGTTGATCTGCTGGTTGGGGCATTTGACCTCAACCAGCGCCGCAAGTTTGAACTGAAAAACGCAGAAGGCGAAAAGATCGTCGATCTGTACTTCAAGCCCATCACTCGTGCTGACCGCAAGAAAGCACAGCAGCTGGCTGGCACTGATGAGGCATTGGACATCAGCACCAACATGCTTTGCCAAATGGCTGAGCTTGAAGATGGCACCAAGGCATTTGCAGCTGCTGATGCTGCCAAGCTTCAACGCAAGCTGCCTGAGAGCGTGCTGAATGAGGTCGAGCTGTTTTTGTTTGGCCTTGGGGAGGAGGCTGATCTTGATGATGCAAAAAACGACTGAAGCAGGACAGCTGGACTTATTTTGAGTTTTTTCTGGCCTGCGAATTGGGCATGACAGTGAGCAGGCTTCGCACGGAATTGACCGATGCGGAGCTTGTCCACTTTGCTGCGTTCTACGAGGTGAAAGCCGAGAACGAAGAAAGAGCAATGGAGCGCGCAAAACGTCAACGGCGGTAGACTTCAGCTATCGCTGAAGTCCAGCCGTGGTCGTAAGCAACATTCAGCTTCGCGTTAATTCGACCCAAGCGGTTAAGGCGCTGAACAGTGCCAATGTCGCGGCCAAAAAATTAAACGCAACCTTGCAAAAGTCTCAGGGTGCAATGAAAAGCACCCAAGGAACCATGCGTGGCATGGCTTCTGCTGGCTTTGGTGCAGCCAAGGGCATGGGTGCCGCAGCTGTTTCCGTTAAAGGATTGGGCGCTGCGTTTAAGGCGGCGTTGGGGCCGCTTGGCTTAGCCATTTCGACTATTGGAGCCTTGACCGCTGGCGTTAGAGGTTTTGTTGAGGCTGATAAGGCGAGGGCTGCTGTAAGAACTCTTGGCGTTGATGCTGAGGCGCTTGAAGGCCAGCTTGTTGGCGTGGTCGCCAGGACAAAAGGTTTAGCATCCAGCAATCAGCTTTTAGCTGCGTCTTATGACGTTGCATCTGCTGGTTTTAGTAAGGCTGCTGACATCTCCAAGATTTTGGAGGCATCTACCTTTGGTGCGGTTGGTGGGATGACTGATATCGCCACGGTGTCAGATGCGGCCACCAGCGTAATGAACGCTTTTGGTCTGACCACAGACAGTGTCGCCAAGATTGTTGATGGATTTATCCAGACACAGAACGACGGTAAAATTGTTGTTGGTCAATATGCCTCACAGATTGGTCGAGTTGCCCCTATTGCGGCAGCAGCAGGCGTTGGGGTTGATGAACTGAACGCGGCAATTTCTACAGTTACCGCGCAAGGCGTGCCGGTTGAAAGTACGTTCTCAGGTATTAACCAAGTCATCGCGTCAGTCGTTAAGCCAACAGCTGAGGCGGCCAAAGCGGCAAAGCGTCTGGGCCTTGACTTCAGCAGCGCCGCAATTAAGACCAAAGGTTTTGGCGGGTTTTTGGAAGATTTGATCGCCAAGACAGGTGGCAGTGAAGTTGAGATCACCAAACTGTTTGGATCCGTCGATGCGCTGAAGGCGTTAATGCCTTTGATCAATGATGACTTAGTGCGATTTAATAAGAACCTAGAGAATCAGCAGAACGCGACCGGGGCGGCTGAGGCTGCTGCAGACATTATGGGGGAAACGGTTTCCTCTCAGATCAGCAAGATACTTAATAGCCTTAGCACCTTGGTTCGAGGACTTGATCAGGTTCTTGGCCCCGCAATTAAAGGAATCCTTTCTTTAGTCAATAGTGTCATCACAGCTGCTGTGCGTGCAACGGACGCCCTCGGAAAGATGTTCCGAATGAATAGGGCAAGAACAGAAGCCCGAATAAAACTAGGCGGCACGATAGGCCGTGGGACAACAAAGGGGAAAGCCACCCCAGAAGCAGTTGAAGCTCTTGCGCTTGCAGACGTAGCCGCTGCAGAGGCCGCCTCTGCAGCAACAAAACCTCCAACAGTTGACGTTCCAGTTAACGGCATTATTCCGACTGGAGGTTTAACAGACAATGCTGGAGGGCGCGGAAAAACAGATGCAGAGAGAGCCGCTGAATTGCTGGCAAGACAAAAAGAATCTGCCAATCAGTTGCTTGTCACCCTTAAGCAGAAAGGAGAGTTGGAAGCAGCTTCCACTGATGCACAACGCCGAGAGCTTGCGCTGCAACATGAAAAAACAAATTTAGCTACTAGGTTTCCCCTTTTAAAAGAAAAGGAATTGGAGGCGTTGCGCGACCAGCTTGATAAAAATTACGGAATTACCGAAGAAAAACGCAAGCAAAAGGAGTTAGACGACGCAGCAGCTAAGGCGGCGGCAGCCACGGCAGAAAAATATAAAAAGCTGGGTGACGCGATCAAAAGCAATGTGACTGACGCAATCATGGGTGCGATTGATGGCACTAAATCTCTGGGTGAGTCTGCGCTTGGTATTTTGAAGGATTTGGGCAAGCAGTTCTTGCAGCTTGGTATCAATCAAGCTTTTGGTGCTTTAGGTGGTGGCGGTGGAATCCTTGGCATGTTGTTTGGCGGTGGCAAAGCGAAAGGCGGCACGGTCCAAGGCGGGCGGTCTTATATGGTTGGCGAGCGTGGCCCTGAACTGTTTACACCGGGCCGGACCGGCAGCATTGCTCCGAACAAAGCATTAGGCGGCGACATGAGCGTTGTCGTCAACGTCGATGCTTCCGGCACCGAGGTCCAAGGCAATCAAGGCAACGCCGATCAGCTTGGCCGCTTGATTGGAGCAGCGGTGCAGGCAGAATTGATTAAACAGAAACGTCCTGGCGGTTTACTTACTCGCTGATGGCTACCTTCCCTTCAATCAACCCTAGTTATGGGGCAAACAAGCGCAGCCAGCCGACTGTGCGGAACGTTCAGTTCAATGACGGCTACAGCCAAAGGCTGCGTTACGGCTTGAACACTGACCTAAAGACTTGGAGTTTAAAGTTTGAGGTGTCTGAAACGGATGCTGACACCATCGAGACCTTCCTTGAAGCGCGTGGTGGAGCGGAAAGTTTTGACTGGTCGCCACCTGATGAGACCAATACCTACAAATGGATTTGCCAAGACTGGTCAAAGTCCATACCGTATCTGAACAGGGCAACAATCACCGCAACGTTTCAGCAAGTTATTGAGCCATGAGCATTATTTTTGAAGAGCTGCTCAACTCCAGCCCGTTTGCCATTATCGAGCTGTATGAGCTGGAAACGTTTGCCAAGATTCATGGCGCGGCCAACAATTATTACTTTTTTGCTGGGCACAACAAAGAAGACAATCCAGCCGAAATCGTTTTCAACGGCAACACCTATTTGGCTTTGCCGATTGAGGCAGATGGCTTTGAGTACAAGGGTGATGGAAGCTTGCCACGGCCTAGCGTTCGCATTGCCAACCTGCAAAGCAGTATCAGTGCGATTTTGCTTGGCATCAATGAGTTCAACTTTGGCAACGACCTTATCGGTGCAAGGTTTACTCGTATTCGGACTTTGAGCCGTTTTCTTGACGGCAGCAACTGGGAAAGTGGCACCAACCCGTATGGAACGCCAAGCCCTAGCGAGACGATGCCGAGCGAGATTTACTACGTTGACCGCAAGGTCTCTGAAAACAGAGACTTTGTTGAGTTCGAGCTTGTTAGCTCGTTTGACATGGCTGGCGTTCGTGCGCCAAAACGTCAGGCGCTGTCAAACCTTTGCCAGTGGGAATACAAGTCAAAAGAGTGTGGTTACGACCCTACAGCTCCAGGTGCCCCTGGTGCTTTCAACGAAGACGACACTTTTATCACCACTGCTTCAGCCCCTGGCTACACCTACACGTCAGGCGCTGACGTTTTGTCTAGCGGTGTTTTCTTGCAAGAAAATGAAGAGCTGGTGTCGGCTAACGGGTGGTTTAGGCTTCAGCTTGGCACGGATGGGATGCTCAGAATTTTTCAAAAGCCACCAAACAATGAAAAAGAGATTTGGAATACTGGCATCATCGACAGTCCCGGTGGCGGCGGAAACTACCAGCTGCGGATGGCGCTCAACGGCAACCTGCCAATCGACCGCAATGACAATATCGGTGAATTTGTCTGGCTAACCGGCACCCAAAAAATAGGTGATGTGCAGACTGGCACAGGCGGCGTAACGTTTTTAAACTGGAAACCTGTTTCTGTATCTGGCGGTCGCCCAGGTGCATTTGGTTATCAAATTATTGTAATCAACAATGGCGGCTCATTGCCGACAGCTGCAGGTCAAACAAGCGATACCTATAGCGTTACGTTTACGCAAAATCGTGACTATTACGGCAATGGAAATAGTCTTGGCACTCAAAGCAGAAGTGTAACAATTGAGTTTACATTTTCTTCTGGTGAGCTGGCGAGCACTCATTACAGCGGAGTTCAGTATTCTTGGAACAACATTGTGTCTGCAAATGTAACTGGCTCGACAGGTTTATGGCAAGACGGCGAAACGTTCGAAGCAGGTTTGGATATTAGTACTAGCAACCCATTTCGCAATAATCCAAGAGGTGAGCTTTCAAGGGTTGAAGCAGCGTATAAAATTACTGCCGACAACTGGAACGGTGTTTATCAGCTTAAACTAAGGACGGACGGACGCATCGAAATACAAAATTCTGGCGGAAGTCGCGTTATTTGGCGGTCCAGCAACGAAGCGGTATTAACAGAGCCAACCATTGATGTTAAAACTTCTGCTCCTGATAACGACGTATGCGGCAAGCGTCTCAGCAGTTGCAGAAAGCGTTTTCCTAACGGCAAAGATGCTCACGGTGGATTGCCGTTTGGATCATTCCCTGGCGTTGGAACGGTGCGTTGATGGTTGACTGGCAACAGGCTGCGCTGGAGCACGCAAAACAGCAGGCACCGCGTGAGTCATGCGGTTTGCTTGTTGTTGTCAAAGGCCGTCAGCGTTACTGGCCTTGCAAGAACGTCTCTACGGAGGATGACTTTTTCATCCTCGATCCATTCGACTATGCAGCGGCGGAAGATGCTGGAACGATTCTTGCCATTGTTCACAGCCATCCTCAGACGCCTGCGGTTGCTAGTGAAGCGGACAAGATGGCGTGCGAGCAGTTTGGACTGCCTTGGCACATCGTCAGTTTACTGAACGACAGCTGGTGTGAGATCAAGCCATCAGGTTATGAAGCGCCGTTGGTCGGCAGGCAGTGGACATGGGGCGTGTCCGATTGCTGGACATTGGTACGGGATTATTACAGGCGTGAAATGAAGTTAAAGCTGCGTGATTGGCAACGTCCCCCAAGTGCAGAAGCTTTTCGTCAGTCGCCTTTGTTTGAGCAATGCCTTGCGGAGACTGGGTTTGTGGATACCGGATCGACAGAACCACAGAAGGGGGATGCGTTGTTAATGAGTTTGGATGGATCGCCTGGGCTAAATCATGTGGCGGTCTATATCGGTGAGCAAAGGATTTTGCACCAACTGCAAGGCCGCTTGTCGTCTCGCGATTTATTTGATGGGTATTGGCAGAAAGTGACCGGTAGAATTGTGAGGTATAGCGGCTGACGGCAGATGCTCCGGACGGTCAAGGTTTACGGGCACTTGGCAGAGCACTGCGGTCAGAGCGTGTTTGAGGCAATGGTGCGCGTGCCAGCTGACGCAATCAAGTTTTTGCTGTGCAACTTCCCTGAGCTACGAGGGTTGATGCGGGATGGGTATTACAAGGTTGCAGTTGGCCCGCATGATCTGCAGCTAGCTGACTGCCCTGAGCAACTTGGCTATCCGTTGGCTGTGGATGACGTAGTGCAGGTTATTCCTGTTGTATCTGGCGCGGGTGGGCGCGGAGTTGGAGTAGCTCTTTTAGGTGCTGTTTTAATCGGGACTGCCATTGTCACTGGCGGAACTTCGCTTGCTTTCGGCGCTAGTGGATTTGGTTTGGCAAGCGGAGTCACGGCTACTACTGGTTTAACTCTTGCTGCAGCAGCAGGCAACATTGGTGTTGGCTTGGCTCTTTATGGCGTCAGTCAAATGATTTCGCCGCAGCCACCAGCACCGCCTGAGTTCGACAACGATCCACGCAACAACTACGGTTTTTCAGGTATCCAACAAACCGAAAGGGAAGGTTCAACTATTCCGGTGGTTTATGGGGAGACACTGGTGGGCAGCATTATCATCAGCCAAGGTCTCAACGTTGACGAGGTAGCGTAAATGGCGCACGAAGATACTCTCAACACTAGGCAGATAGCGCGGATTGTTGATCTGCTGTCTGAGGGCAAAATTGCTGGTTTTCCGTCAGCTATTGACGCAGGTCTTGATTTTGACAGCAATAACACTGCCTATAACGTTGCTGCGTTGAAAGATGTTTTCTTTAATAACACTCCAATTCTGCAGCCAGATGCCACCGTTACGTCAAGCACAACGTTGAGTGACGTTCAGCAGTTTTGCAATTTTGACGTATCAGAAGCACATTTTGAGACAAGGCTAGGCAGGCAAAATCAAAAAGTAACTGAAATCCAAGAGCAGGAAGGCCAAGTTGCCTATGGTTGGGCAAATCAGCAAGAATTTCAGGTCAACACTGAAGTTCCAAAAGCACCGATAACTGGTGACGTTCCAGCACACTATTTTGCAGATGGAACGCCGGTTACGCGCACAATTACGGATACAAATGTTACAGCAGTTCGTATTACAGTTGGCACGCCTACGCTGCAAAAAATCACAGACAAGGGAGACCAACGTGGTTCGTTTATTGATTTTAAAATTGAAGTTGACTACAACGGAACTGGTTTTAACCCTATTCCGAACAGTCCTTTTGAAATCAAAGGTAGAACACCTGATTTATACCAAAAAGTAATAAATTTTCCAATAACAGGTGACTTTCCTGTCACTATTCGCATCACGCGAACTAGCCAAGAAGTAAGACCAGAAGACACAATTACTGACGACTTTATCTGGTACAGCTACACAGAAAAGATTAACGATCGTTTTCGTTATCCAAACAGTGCTTTGTTTGCGTTAAAGGTTGACGCGCAACAATTTCCGCAAATTCCTGATCGAGCGTATCGAATTCGTGGGATGACTCTGCGAGTTCCGCATAACGCAACGATCAGTAGCACCGGTCGAGTCACTTATAGCGGAACATTTAATGGCACATTTAAGGCAGCCAGAGAATGGACAAATGACCCCGCTTGGGTGCTGTGGGACTTGTTAACGAACACCCGTTACGGACTTGGCAACCAGATTCTTACCGCCCCAGAGCTTGCTGCTGATCGCAAAGGAACGTTTGACGGTGTAGCCAGCAATCTGGACATCTATTCGTTTTACAAGGCTTCGCAGTATTGCAACGGCCTTGTCCGTGGTGAGGCGCGATTCAGCTGTAACACGTCAATTCAGACCAGCACTGAGGCTTATGACCTTATCCAGCAACTTTGCTCTGTATTCAGGGCAATGCCTTACTGGTCCGAAGGTGCGTTAGCGATTGCTCAGGACGCACCAGAAGATTTTGCGTATGTCTTTAATCAAACCAACGTTACAGAGGCTGGTTTTAATTACAGCGGCTCAAGTCTCAAGACGCGCCACACCTGCGTATCGGTCAAATACTTTGACCTTAACTTGCGCGACTACGTTTACGAGCTTGTCGAGGACGAAGACGCCATCAAAAAATATGGCTACATCAAAACGCAGATCAATGCTTTTGCCTGTACCAGTCAAGGCCAAGCACACCGTTTGGGACGGTGGCTGCTTTACACGGAGCAGAACGAAAGCGAAGTTGTCAGCTTCGAGACTGACATCGCTGCTGGTATCAGTGTTCGCCCTGGTGATTACATCAAGATTGGCGATCCAGTCCGTGCAGGCATAACTGTTGCAGGCCGCATTGCTGATGGCTCAACGACTACATCAATCAAGGTCGATCGCAGCGACACGCAGATGTTTGGAGCGTCTGCACCAAACCCGTTTACGTTGAATGTCGTCCTGCCGAATCAAACGGTAGAGAAGGACAACAACTGTTCAATCGTCGGCAACACGATCACGCCTGGTGCAGCGTTTTCCCAAGCACCGGCCAAAGGCGCACCTTTTGCTATTGGCTACACGTCAGGCGATGAAAAGGTTGTGTTGTCTACTTGGCGCGTTGTTTCTGTAGAGGAAAACAAAGACACGTTTGGCGTTACTGCCGTTGCACACAACCCGGAAAAGTACAACGCTGTCGAGCTGGATCGTGAGCTGACTCAGCGCGATGTCAGCATTTTGAACGACAAGCCAGAAGCGCCAACGAACCTCGACGTGCAAGAAGTGCTCTATGAGTCTGCTGGCACGGTGTTGCAAAAGCTGGTTATTGGTTGGCAGCAAGCTCGTCGCGCCAACAAATATCGGGTGCGTTATCGCTTGGATAACGACAACTTTACAACTGTTGAAACGTCAGTCCCTGATTTAACGATCCTGAACAGTGATGTCGGCACTTACACGATTGAGGTGCAGGCGCTGAACTATGGCTTTGCAAAAACGCTTGAGTCGTTGACGGCTACAACTACTTTTGTTGCTGTCGGTAAGACGGCACCGCCAGCCAACATTGCAAGCCTCAACATTACGCCGATTGACCAGCACAACGCTGAGCTGCATTGGCCGCAATCAACTGATCTTGATGTGCGTGTTGGTGGAACGGTAGAGATCCGGCATACGCCCCACACTGATGCCAACGCAACCTGGGGTAGATCGCAAAAAATCGTTCCTGCTGTAAACGGCAGTAGCACGCGAAAGATTGTTCCCCTGAAGTCTGGAACGTTCTTCATTCGTGCCAAGGATTCTGTTGGCAACTATTCGGCGTTGTCTGGAATCCCTACGGTGCAAGTGGTTTTGCCAGAACCGCAGGATCTTGAGGTTGCCCAGACTTTTACAGAACACCCAGCGTTTAGTGGGACGTTTACCAACGTGTTCAACAACACAGTTGAGGGCGGCCTAACACTCGGCGGTAAAGGGCTAGTTGACGACATGGAAGATTTTGATGCTGTTGCTGACATTGACTTCTTTGGTGGCGTCTCATCAACAGGTGAATACATTTTTGCCAATACGTTGGACGTTAATCAGGTCTATGACGTTGAACTGCTCGCCAACCTCCAAGTTCGTTCGTATAACCCTGATGACTTCTGGGATTCACGCACTGACTTGATCGACACTTGGACAGACGTTGACGCTGATGACTTCAACGAAACTGACGCTGAGCTGTATGTCCGCTCCACCAACGATGATCCAAGCGGTTCACCGACTTATGGAACGTGGGAGCCGTTCGTCAATTCAACCAAGCGTGGGCGTGGTTTCCAGTTCAAGGTGCAGCTTGAAACGGACAGCAACGCTCAGGACATTTTGATTGAGCAGCTTGGTGTGACGGTTAGCCTGCAACGCCGAACGGAACAGCAACGGAACGTCACGTCTGGAACGTCAGCCAAGACAATCACGTTCCCGTCTGCGTTTTACAGCGTTCCAAGCGTGGGGATTACAGCTCAGGACTTTGATAGTGGAGACTATTTCCAGCTGACCAGCATCAGCAGGACCGGCTTCACCGTGACGTTCAAAAACAGCTCCGATACAATAATCAGTAAGGTCTTTGACTATCAAGCCGTTGGACACGGCAAGGAGATCACCTAATGGCACAGGCAACTGACTATTCGATTGCTAATCAGTCAGGTGCGAATTTTCGTGCCGAGCTGAACACGATTCTGTCGGCAATCGTCAGCCACAACAGCGGTTCAACCGAACCAAGTGGGACGAAGTACGCTTACATGCCCTGGTTTGACACCAGCACAACACCGCCAACGTATAAGGTCCGCAACGCTGCCAACGACGGCTGGCTTACGGTTGCACAGGTGACGACCAACTTTGGTCTGGCGTCTTTGTCTGGCGCGACTTATACGGGCAACATCACGATGAACGCGCAGTCTGATGTGCGTTTTGCAGATTCGGACAGCAGTAACTATGTGGCACTCCAGGCCCCTGCCACGATTTCGTCTAACTACACGTTGTCGCTGCCAGCGGCTGATGGAACGGCAAACCAAGTTCTAAAGACGGATGGCTCTGGAGCGTTGGGTTTTGCCAGTTTCCTGTTGTTGAGCGAGACGACAAATGGCCAGACTGTAACCGGCGGCGTTCGCAGCAATATTGTCACGCTGACCGATGCCACCAACATCAGTTACGACATGGATGATGGAAATAACGCTACTGTTACGCTCGGCGGAAACAGAACATTAGATAATCCGTCAAATGTCACTGTTGGTCAATCTGGATCGATATTTATTGTTCAAGATGGAACAGGCTCTAGGACACTTAGTTTTGGGTCGTCGTTCGACTTTGCTGGCGGAACTGCGCCTACGCTATCGACTGGGGCCAATGCCGTAGATCGGATTGATTACGTCGTCCGCACCACTTCTTCCATCCACTGCAACTTTGTCGCCAACTTCTCATGAGCGTTTTTCATAACAACGCCCTTATTGGCTCTGGAGCTGGAGCGGCTGCTGCTGCAGCAGCAACAGGGCCTATCAAATCTCTTCGTTTTAATGAATACGACAACGCATATTTGAGCAGAACACCAGCTTCAGCAGGCAACCGTAAGACCTGGACTTGGAGTAGTTGGGTTAAGGTCAACAATGTTGCCTATAACAATCTTTTTTCAAACCTTGTAAACAACGACAATGGTCTTTATGTCTATTGGTCAGGCAAAAGATTTTATGTCAATGATTCTAGCCTTACTGGTGGAGCCAGCGTATATACACAGCGTGAGGAGTTCAATGATATTTCAGGCTGGTATCACATAGTCATCTCATACGACACTACACAAGCAACTGCTTCCAATAGAGTTAGAATGTATATTAACGGCGTTCAAGAAACACTTCAAGGGACGCAGCCTACTCAAAATGTTGACGGTTACTGGAACTCTACAGAGACCTGCTTAATTGGCAGGCAGGATCTTAACGTTTCCCTGTACGACTATGACGGTTATATGGCTGATATATATTTTATTGATGGCTCTGCGTTAGACGCGTCGTCATTTGGAGCGTATGACGATAACGGTGTCTGGCAAGCTGCAACGTACAGTGGAACATATGGAACGAATGGATTTCATCTGCTGGATTTTGCAAATGAGTCAACAGTAGGCAACGACTCAAGTGGCAATAACAACGACTTCACAGCAACGAACATCAGCACAACTGCAGGTGTTGACAACGATGTTTTGTTTGACGTACCAACAAACGGCACGCAGTCAGACACGGGGCTCGGCGGGCAAGTGTCAGGAAACTACTGCACATTAAATTCCTTGGATGCAAATTCATCAATAACGATTTCAGATGGAAATTTAGACGCAAGTGTGTCAAGCGTTTTATGGAAGTGTTCAAGGGGGACGATCGGCGTAAGTTCTGGAAAATGGTATTGGGAAACTACTATAAACGAAGCGTTAAGTTCTGGGAATACTTTTATGGCAGGCATTGCAACCGCTGAGCAGCCTCTTAATAACTATATGTCTACTTCTGCAGGAGCTGGCTATTACGCATTCGACGGTAACAAATACCCTAGCAATGGCAGCTACGGAGCTACTTATGGAATTAACGACGTAATTGGAACAGCTCTAGACATGGACGCCGGGACGCTGACGTTTTACAAAAACGGTGTTTCACAAGGGCAATCACACAGTGGTTTGACTGGAACTTGGTTTCCCTGCAGCGCACTTTACGGAACACTTAGCGTAAGTATGAATTTTGGGCAACGCGCTTTCGCGCATGCAGCCCCAAGTGGTTACAAAGCACTTTGCACAACAAACCTCCCGGCCCCGACAATTGCCGATGGTACGGCTCACTTTGACACTGTGCTTTACACAGGTACTGACAGTGCTCAATCAATTACAGGTCTTAGCTTTAGTCCAGATTTAGTTTGGACAAAAAATAGAACCAGTGCAGCTTCACACGCTTTATATGACAGCGTTCGTGGTGCTGGTTTGGGTCTTCGTTCAGATCAAGCAGATGCAGAATATACAGCGTCAGCTAGGTTTACGTCATTTGACAGTAATGGATTTTCAATCGGCGGTAGCTCTGGTGAAAACAATGCTCTCAACAAAGCTTATGCAAGCTGGGCTTGGAACGCTGGGGCAAACAGCAGTAAAACTTTTACGGTCAAAGTTGTAAGCGATAGCGGCAACAAATACCGGTTTGACAACTTTGGCACCAGCGCCGTGACTCTTGATCTTGAGGAGGGCAGCACTTACGTCTTTGATCAGTCCGATAGCAGCAATTCAGGCCATCCCCTGCGTTTCTCCACTACGTCTGATGGAACGCATAACAGCGGCACCGAATACACCACAGGGGTAACGACAACTGGAACGCCTGGCAGCGCAGGAGCAAAAACAACGATTGTGGTTGCTGCTAGCGCACCTACTTTGTATTACTACTGCTCGGCACACAGCGGGATGGGCGGGCAGGCGGACACAAATAGCACTGCTGGTGCGTCTAACTTTGACGGCAGCATCCAAGCAGTTGTCAAAGCCTCGCAAGCGGCGGGCATATCTATCGTTTCTTACACGGGGTCAGGCTCAGCAGCGACGGTTGGGCACGGATTAAATGCTGCGCCGGACATGATTATTTTGAAGGACCGAAGTCAAATTGGAAACTGGAAAGTGCTGCATACCGCAGCCATAACATCAAGTTATTCAAACCACTATCAAAACCTGACGTGGCTTAATACTAACCAACCAACCACGAGCGTTGGCACGGGAAACGGCTACCCGTGGAACAACACGGCGCCAACGTCTTCAGTGTTTAGTGTTAGCAACAGTGGAGATAATTACAGCGGCAGCCAGAGCAGCGTTAACTACATTGCTTACTGCTTTTCTGGTGTCAAAAATTATAGCCAATTTGGCAGCTATGTTGGCGACGGTGTCGCGTACTCAGGCCCCTTTGTTTTCACAGGATTTAGGCCCGCATTTTTAATAATTAAGGGCGTTGACGGTGGTGATCACTGGTACATGTACGATTCAAAACGAAATGGTTACAACCCAACTAATGAACAACTTACTGCTGATATAACTGATTCTGAGTATGCCGCCGCAGGCTTCCCTAGCATTGACTTTCTATCTAACGGATTTAAAGTTAAGTCTGGCAATAATGCGGGTAGGAATCAGTCTGGTATAACGTACATGTATATGTGTTTTGCTGATAAATCGTTCCAAGCCAATGGCGGGCTTGCTCGTTAAACTCACTTTATCGTTCTGATCCCATGGGCTACCAGCTCGCTGACGGTACACCGCTTGCTCTTGACGTTGCGTTCGACACCCCAGATGGTGTGCAACGTCCTGCGAATTGGTTGAGGCTATCGACTCCGCGTGATCGTGAGCTGGCTGGTATTACATGGGTGGCTGATGTCAGCAGCAACTATGACCAGCGTTTTTATTGGGGCGTAGACAACCCCAAGGATCTAGACAGCCTCAAGACGCTGTGGAAGTCAGAGCAAAACAAGATTGCCGGAACCCTGCTTGCATCGTCTGATTGGCGCGTCATCAAGGCAAAAGAAACCAGCACCAACATTCCGTCTACTTGGAAGACGTATCGCGCTGCAGTGCGTACAGCTTGCAACACTCGACAGACTGAGATTGACGGTTGCGCTGATGTTCCCGCTTTAATTGAGCTGTTGTTTGGTGCGGCGCAGATTGCACAAGACGGTGAAATGGTTGCTAACCCAAACTTGGCGACCGCTTGGCCTGATCCTGTCGAATGACGTTTTTTGCTGGTGTCGCGACAGGCGTCCTGCTGGTGCTCGGCTGGGCGCTTTTGTCTATTG